TTCTAAAGATACTAATCCATCTATAATTGTAGACACACTTGTATTCAAATTAATAACATGAGTAATCTCAGCTTTGACTAGCTTAGGCACGGCTTCTAATCGATAAATATACGTCTTATACGTTCTACCTTCTCTAACGATAATTATTTGACCTGGTAATTCTATTAATATATCTGTCGTTATTAACTCTTGATTTACAAAATATCTAATCGCTTCTTGGTTTTCTTCTGATAAAGATATGAGGGAACTCCAAGTTTAAGCTGAATTTTGTACATACGACTCAGAAATATAATTATTATCGGGATTTTCTTGATCATTATATGGGTAACTATACTCTTCCTTCATATATCTTATTGCAAAATATGAAATAATTTTACGAATACAGGTAGGAATATTTAATTCCTCCATGACTCCATCCAATCCATTTAATTTAAAAGGTCCAGTTACTTTGTCAAGGTATAGGTCATCCCATGAATCTTTTCTTCTACGCAAAAATTCACTGATAAGATGTATCAAACCATTAGCACCTCCTAAATCTTTATACGCATCAAACATTTCAACAGCCGCTGTTATAGTAAGAGCATATAATAGAACTCCACAAACAACAGAAATATAAGAGATTTTGAAACCGGTAGTTTTAGCTCTTTTTTGAGCTTCACTAACAAACTGTTCAATAACTGCTAAATCATTATCAGGAGCGTCATGAAGAGTAACACCACAATACCCTTCATAACTATTCTTTTTATCCCACTCAATTAATTCATCATAATCCCACCATTTACAGATAGGAACTACTTCATGCTTAACTGAAATACGATACATTTTTGCTTTTATCTCTTCAAAATAATCACGACCGTATTGGGAACTTTTCCGTAAAACTCCATCTACATTTTGCGACCATAACACTTCTGGGGGATCGGGGGATGTGTTTTTCATCCAGTGTAACGCTTTCGTTATAGATGTTTTTACAAGTGGGGCTCGCATATGACCTAAATCAGGACAAAATCTAAATTTGCGTTTAAGAAAATCACTATCTTTTAATGGAGTAAAAGGAACTACTTGTGCACCTTTATCAGCCATAGTAATTTTCAAACCAAGTTTTTTACCTTCTTCTACTATATTAACTGCATTAAACTTTTCATATCTAGCAGGGACACCATTTATATTATCATCTCCATACGTAGAAGTTTTAATTGCAGATCTATAAGTCACTTTTGACTTTAAATTAGGATAAATACGGAAAAAGAAACATCGTAAATATAACGAATTTACTATACCGTTAATTTCTGTAGTAATTGGGTTACCAGAAGGGTCACTATTAGCCAAATGTAAAATAGTGCCGAAAAAATGTAAATTAGGATATATAATATCAGTAAGTATACCGCGAGTAATTTTGATATGCTCCGAATTGCATCCTAATGCTTCCATAATTTTTACAAAAATATTACATGCGGCCGAAGATACTTGTACTGACATAGATTGATCATATGCTGAATAATCCAATGCTACAGTACGTTCTCCTTCTTCGACTTTTAAGAAGTTATATAACTCCTCACATTCTATACTATCCATATTAATCCCCTTAGATGTTTCAAAAAGGAATTTATTTTGTGCAGCCATCCTTATTACAGGGGCTAACCATCGCCGAGCAATAATCAAAAAGGGAAAATTACATCCCATAAATACTCTCGCCTTAACTTCATCAATAGACGCTAAAGCGTTAGTTTTCATAGAACACTTAAATAGAGGACGTGCAGTTTGACCTAATTGATAAGTTTGTTCCATTTGTTTCACTTCTTCTAACATATCTACACCGTTAGCTTTTATGAGTTCTCTGGGTGTTATTGGAATATTTGGATCAAATTCGTCCCGCACTAAGTAATCTTTCTTTTTCCCTTTATAGGGAAATCCTACAGACGTAGAATTATCAATACCACCTAGATTTTTCTCACTGATACCATCTAGAGCCTCTTGAATAGATAAACACCGAGCCATCTCAGCTTTTTCTTTCGAACTCATATTTTTAATACGTAATAATATAGGTGCTAAATAATCTTCCATCGCAAATTCTACTTCTTCTAGTGAAAATTCTTGATTAGGACTAGCGAGATTAGTCAAGGCTTTTCTTTTATGAATATCACTATTAACTTGTTGAGGAGGTCCGAATATTGGTTTACCAAATTCTTTTACTACATCATCGTAATATGGATGAAACATAAACGGAGATTTGAATGTAGCACTGCCACCCTCTAAAACTCCTTCACAAACTAAATTATGATCTTTAACTGGAAGATCATATTTTGTATCAGTCTCACATTCTATAAATCCTAATCCTTTAACTAATGATTGCGAACCTAATTGGAGTTCACCAGCATTTGCAGGGATAAATCCTTTAAATTGCGACATAGCTTTCACGATCTCCTCTTGAGTGATGAATTGACATAAACCATCTGTACCGTTCCCGGCTAAGTGAACACCGTAAATAACTGCTTTCGAATAATCAACTACAATAGACCCACATAATCCTTGATGAGTGCCATTGTGTAGTCTATATTTGTACGGACGAGTTAAACGGACTTTATCTGTATTAATAGAGGAGCTAAAAGTACTCCAACCAGGTTCCATGTATGAATCTTGCACTTCTCGAGCGCCAGTTTCAATATTTAAAGAAACATGTTTAATAGATGACGAATTCACACTAGCAGCTCGTCCTAGAAGATATTTCAAATATCCTCTACGAGGAATAGCAGACGGAACATATAGTAAACATAAATCTTTATTAGGAACACGATAAACGTTGGACGCAGACATTTTCTGTTTTGCTACCGTTGGGTTGATAGAATTTTCGTGAACAATCTTGATAGTAAAATCACCTTGTTCTGGAATTAAATGTCCTGCAGTTAAGTAGAAATTTGATTCAATTGGAAGAGCATTACACATAGCCGTCTTGAA